CACAAAAGTGCGCAGCACGGTTGACACCGTATTGATCGCCACCTTGAACACGAACACCGCTGCCGGGCCTACCTCGGCGAACATGTTGGCCAACTCGGTAAAGATCGGCATCACCGCCTCACCAATAACTTTTTTGACGGCAGTGAGTACATCGCCCACATCATTCATTGCCATCTTGTATTTTTTACTACCCTCGACCCCCTCCTGGGTGATGGTCAAGCCCAGCTCTTCATTTTTTTGACGTGCCTCGTCCAGCACCTTGTTGTTGAGCTTTTGCAGCGCCATAACATCCGCCGCGCCTTTGCCAAACAAGGTCTGGGCGGCGGTGGTCTGGTCCAGGCCTGCCTTGTAGCCGCCCACTGTGCCCACGGCCTCGGTAAACAGCGTGTTGCTGTCGCGCAAGTCCCCGTTGGCGTCGCGCGTCTTCAGTCCCATGGCCTGCAGGCCCTCCTCGTTGCTCTTGAGCTGCTTGGCAAACTTTTGAAACGCGCCGATATAGGTTTCACTGTCAGAGCCAATATCGCCCAGCGCCGTGTTGAGCGTGCTGGCCTGCGTGCCGGTAATGCCCAGCGCTTTGGCCAAGCCCATGGTTTCGCTGTTGAGCTTGTTGGCCGCGCCGATCGCGTCCTTGAAAAATGCCCCGCCAGCCAGTGCGGCACTGATGACCATCAACGGCCCCTGCACCGCCTTGAATGCGTCGCCAATTCTTCCAATGGAAGACTTCATGGCATCCGCCCCCGAGGCTGCGCCTGCCACCGCCTTTTGCCAGCCGGCCAAAAAGTTGGTGGGGTCAGCGGTGATGTCCTGTTTGAAATCCTTGCCGTCTGATGCCATTTTTATTTCTCCACAAGAGTGCCGAAGAACGTGCGTTCCAAGGCTGCCAAAGCCTCCATGGGCGTGCTGGCGTTTCGTAAATCATCACTGGCCGGGATAGCGCCCATGCCATCCATCCAAGGGGTTTGTCGGGGCATGATCGGGTTGTCATCCGCCACACTGGCGTGGGGGCGTGTCACCTCTTCAGGTGGCGCCTCAAAACCCAGGTAAGCCGCCACCAGCAGGTGCACGGGCGGGTGCTGGCGCCAGTAGCGGTTCAGCGCTTTCAGGCGAGGCATGGTGAGCCGGCCCACCTCGTCCCATGTCCAGCTAGTATTGGCAATGACATAGGTGCGTAGGTCGGCCCAGTCAACTACACCATCCCCGCCGTCGCTTCCCCCTGCGTCACCTCCAGAGAGCTCACGCCGCGCACCGCTTCAATCACGGCCTGCATGGTGCCGATCGTGATCAACTTGCGGCACTGCGCCACCGTCATTTCGGGGTGCTTGAACTTGAGGCTTTCGCATGCGATTTCTGCTACGGCGGCCAAACCCTCTTTGGGCATCGTGTCGGTAGCGGTTGCCAGCCCCGCCACGGTAATGAACTGCGGCTCCAGCAACTCGATCTGGTCCAGGTCGAGCGCCCGAAACGTCCACGCCTGCTCGGCGAGGGTGAGTTTCACAAACTCCTTCATGCCTGGCACCAGTAGCCAGCCGAGCCGGTGCCATCATCCAGCGCCATAAAGCCAAAGTCAGCCACCACAAAGTCTTCGTTTTTAAACGGCAGGCTCAGCTTGTCGCTTTGGCAGTTGGTCAGCTTCAGGCCCAGTTTGGAGCCCTTGGAGTCGTTGTACAAAATGCACGAGAAGCTCGGGCTATAACCCATCAGTTGGTTGCTCATGGGCACAATAATGCCGCCCGTGGTGGCGGTGTACTCGCTGCTGATCAGCATCGCCTTGCCGGTGTCGGCAGCCGCAAACGTGTAAACCCCGGCCACCATCATGTATTGGCCGGTCGTGGGCGCGCTCGCCACGCGGGTGTAGTTGTTGCCCGAGGTATCCATCACGCCCAAGTCCGACAGGAAGGTGCCGGTGGACGGGAAGGTGGGTGTGATCGCAAATGGCGTGGCCGGGATAGTGGCTGCATAGTCCAGCTGCGGCAGCTTCACACCCACCACAGGGGTAATTCCAAAGTGCAGCGCCGCCAATGCCGCCGCATTGATGTCTGCCGTTTTGGCCGAGAAAGACAGCTTGGCCTTGCCGCGCCCTTGGTCCACTGGCAATTGGTTGGCGCCATACAGGGGTTTGGCTTCAAAACTGAAGTCGGTCGAAATATCTTGCAAAATGCCCAGGCGGTAAGACTGGGGCACCGCCAGGGCGACGCCCATCGAGTTGGTGAGGCTGGTGGCAATGAGCACGCCCACGCCGAATTTTTGTTTGGTTGCCATGATCAGGAATCCTTAACAGTTGAATAAAAAAAGTTACAGCGCGGTTTTGGAAATCAAATACGTGACCCGGTAGCGGCTTACCTTGTCCAGCACCGTGGCATCAGCCTCAGCTTCGCTGAAGGTGCTCGACTCAAGGCGCACGCTGTGCACCAGGGCCAGCAACGTGGCGTCGCCCATCAGGGCCGCGTGTACCAGGGCGTGAATCAATTCAGCCGCTGGCGTGGGCGGGTCAGCCCGCACCTGTATGCGCACCTCGACCGACACCTGGTGGCGGTCCATCTCGGCGCTGAACGACTCCACCGAGGCTTCTTTGGGTTGCACGTTGATGTTGGGCGCCTCGCTGCGGCTCTCGGCCTCAGCGCGCTCACGGAACACCTGGCAGCCCACTGGGGCGCAAGCCTTCAGCAACACATCCACCCGGTCCAGCACCTGGAGCAGCACCGTACTCATGGCGTCACCCGGGTCAGCTTGGCGCTGCTAAACACAGCGTCATCACCCTGAATCAGGTCCGTGCGCAGCCGGTAGGTATTGCCACCCCCGGTGCCACCCACCACCACCAGCTCGCCGCGCTTGAGGCCCGGCCAGGTAGCAGCCTCCACCGTCAAGGTGTACTCCCGGCTGATATGGCCGCCGCCATCGCCCCCGGTGTCGCCCTGATCAAACAAGGCCACGCCGGTGATGGTGTTGCCCACGGTGCTGGGGGTCCAGTTCAGCGGGTCGCCAAAGTCAGTCAGAAAGGTGCTCGCGTCAGCGGCGAACATGGCACGCTCAGTGCGGCGTTGCCGCAGCCGGGGCGGCCGCAGTCACGCCCTGCGCTTGCGCCAGGGCTGCCACCAGCATCTGCACCAGAGCAGCAGGGTCGTTGGCGGCCATGGCGGTCACATTGGCGGCTTTTTCAGCAGCCAGCGCGGCAACACGGTCTTTGTCCAGCGCAAACTCCAGCTTGTGCGAGTGCAGCGCCGCGTCAGCATCTTCCAATGCGACCTCTTCACCGCCGACATAAGTACGCTCGTACTTTTCGCCCGTGGGTTTAACGATTTCGTGAAAGACGATGAAGCCTTCGCGGACGATGTATTTTTTGGTAGCCATAAGGCACTCCGATAAAAAATGAAACAAGGGGACTCCAGCGCCCGTGAGCACTGGAGCCAAAGGGGTCGCCGCGCCGAATTAAGGCGTGAGCGCGTCCGACATCACCGCAAACGAGGCGGCATGACGCACGCCAATGTCCAGCGACTGCAAGGCCCGCAGCAACACGCCGCCGCTCTTGTAGGCTTCTGCCGCGTAAGGGTTGGGCACAATCTCCAGCACACCCCACTCGCCAATCAGCAACTCACTCCAGGCACCGAAGAACACCTCGGAGCACACGCCGGAGCTGGTGCCTTTGGTCAGATTGGAGCGGGCCTGGTTGGAGCGGGCCACGTTGTAGCCATTGATCTCGCCTGGTGTGCCCGATTGCGCACCCACGCCGGAGCCGGTCCACAGGTATTGGCCGGTCGTGCTCTTGAGCTTCTTGGCCGAGCCCACCACCTTGGCGTTGGTCAAATACGCCAGATTACTCTCGGGCGCATTGGCCGCGGTGACTTGCGTCTCCAGGTCAATGAAGTGGTCCAGGCTGATCGCCAAGCCATTGGTGCCACCCACCACCGAGCCAATACCCGACACGTTGGATATGCCGCGCGGTGTGGCGCCGGTACCAATACCAGAGAGCGCCGCCAAGTCAATGCCCAGCGCCATGGCAGCCAACATGTCAGCCCGGGCAATCATGTCAATGTCAGGCGTGGCCTGCATCAGCATGTTGCGGGTGATCAGGCTGTAGGTGCCGATCGACTTCATGCTCAGGCTCACCTTGTCAAAGGTTGCCTCGGCCTCGGTGGTGTCCACCCCTTCAGCTACCCAGAAGGTCGACGTTTGGCCGGTTTGGCGTGGAATGTCCACGTTACCCACCAGGCCGCTGAGCACGGTCGCGCCCAGTTGCATCACGCGGGCCTTGTTGCGCAGCACTTCAATGAAGCTGCCCGCCAGCAAGTTGGTGGCCACCATCGTGCCACCGGTGACGCCTGCACCCGCTGTGCCTACAGCGTAAGCCGCCCGCAGGTTGGTAGGCACAAAGAAGCCCTTGGCATCGCTGGGTGGGCGCCCGGTGCGCTTGGAGATTTCATTGGAGCACTCCAGCTCAAAACCTGCGCCCTCCCACTTGCCCGTCAAAGAGGCATTCACAGCACGAATCATGCTGTAGTTGGCCTTTTCTTTTTTAGTCAGGTCGGGGTTGTTGGTCTCGCCAAAATCAGCCACCGAGGCGGTGGCTTTGGCGCGCTCCATCACCACGTCAGCCGCCGTCAAGCGGGCCTGGTCAATGGTGGCGCCGCGCTGGATCAACTGCGTGCGCAAGTCAGCACTGAGGTTGTATTTGCGGGCCAGCGCATCAATCTCGGTCATGCGAGCGCGCTCGCCCTCTGCGCCGCGTTGCTGCGTGGCTTGCTCAGCCGCGCGGGCCGAGTGCCCGTTCTCAATAGTGGGCGCTGGCATGGAAGTGCCGGTGCCTGCGGGGGCGGCGTCGCCCGTGACCTGCTGCAGCAGGCGTTGTTTGCGAAGGTTCATAGATTGCTCCTGGGGTTGATGATGAACAAGGGGTTGCGCTACAGGCGCGGGAGAGTTGACGGCTTCTCGTTGGAGTTGCACGCCGTTTGCAACGTCAGGGCTGGCACTGCGGCCAACTCCAACGGTGGGGTCTGCTGGCACGGTGACCAGCGAAATTTCTAAGGGCTCCCAATCCACCGCTGTGATGGTGTCGGCCTCGGTGTCTTCCAGCCATTTGTAGACGCGGTAGGCAAACGACACGTTCACCAAAATACCGTCGTCGGCCTGGCTCATGGCCCAGGCGCCGCGCTCGTCTTTGCCAAAGCGCACAGTGGCCCGGCCTACGCCGTCGCCGGTCATGTCAATCGACTGCACCACGCCAATCAGGTCGTCGCTGTCGTGGTTAAACAGCAGCGGCATGGTCTGCTGGCGTTGGCCTTGGCGCATGGCTCCCGGTGCGTGGCTCAGCACCTCGGTGCCATACCACATGCTCACCGGCTCCTCGGAGCTGAAGGCCAGTTGCGTGGTGCGCGTCAGCCCATCCACCAAGCTGCGCTGGCCCTCGCCCGCCACCAGGCGCAGCGCCATGGTTCGCACTTGCGGCGCCAATGTGTCGGGTAATTTTTTCTTGGTCATGTTGTTTCCTTCGGTTTAGCGAGCAGTCACCTGCAAGACGATGATTCGGGCATCCACCCGGGGTGGCGTGCTACTGGTGGTCACCTTGCACACTACGGGCAGCAGCGTGCCGGTGCCCAGCTTGAGGCTGAGCGATGCCCACACGGTAATGACGCCGCCCACTTGCGTTTGGCCGCTCACGGTCACACCCGCAGGGGGCGTTACCGTGACGCTAGCCAGGGTGTCGGTGCCCAACCAGGCGGACCAGTCCCACGCAATATCCAGCGAGGCATTAGGGCTAAAGGGCAAGGGTTGTTGCATGGGTTGCTTTCTCAGTCGGCCAACACCGTCATTCGACGGCTTTCAGCACTAATGCTCAGGGTTCTAATTTCAGGCGAGACAACCAGGCTGCGAACCTCGGCGCTCACCACACATACACGCGGCTCACTCAAAATAACCAGCCGCCTTGCCTCGGCCAGCACCATCAAAGTGCGCCCGCTCGCTAAGCTGGGCAGCACCTCAGGCACCGGGTTTGACTGCGTTAATCCAGGCCAATGGCCCGCGAACGCATACACCCCTTTCACCGGAGCCACCAGCTGGTGGCTGGTCTGCGCCACTGAAGGCGGTTTTCCCGTCAGCGTCAGCAAGCCCTTAACCGGCGTCACAGCTTGCCCCGCCACGATGGTGCGGGCGATGGCGGGCGTCTTGCCGGTCAACGCAACCGCGCCTTTGCCGGGGGTTATGGTTTGGTTGGCCGTGCGGGCGACTGTCGGGGTCTTGCCCATCAGTACCACCGCACCCTTGGCCGGGGTCAGCGTCAGGCCGGCGCTTTGCGCAATGCCGGGGGCCTTGCCAGCCAGCAGCACCGCGCCCTTGCTGGGGCTTAGACCCACATTCGCCGTTCTTGTCACCAGCGGGGCATACCCCGCCAGCAACACCGTGCCTTTGCCAGGCGCCAAAGTCAGGCCCGCCCCTTGCGCCAGGCTGGGGGCTTTACCGGTCAGGGTGAGGCTGGCTTTGCCAGGCACCAAGATGGCGTTGGCCGTTCTGGCGACTGCGGGCAGTTTTCCGGTTAGTGTTTGGGCGCCTTTGCCGGGGGCAATGGTCTGGTTATCAGCACGCACCACGACCGGTGTTTTACCCGTTAGCGCGAGGGTGCCTTTGCTCGGCGCTACCGTCTGCGCACTGCTGCTGGTTTGAGTCAGTGCGGGGGTGTGGCCAGCCAGGGCGACCAAGCCTTTGGCTGGCGCAACGGTTTGCGAGCCGCCTACTGCCGGGGTGAAAAAGTCGAGGTCAAGCAGCGCACCAGCGCCGCCATCAAACTGGTCTGATGCGCCACGACCAAGCCGAAAATCAAAGTTGGCGCTGTTAACCATGCGCTACCCCTGCACGATCTTGCCGTAGCCCTTGACCGTTCCGGTGCTGGTAGCCGTCGCCAACATCAAGCCAAACAGGCAACTATCGTTTTGGATTTTTGGCAAGCCAAGTTGCGCCCAATCAAATGTTTCGCTGACGTTGGCTGTTCCGCCGGTGAACATGATCGTGCGGTGGTGTGTGGCAGTCACTCCAAAACTTCCAGCGGTAGCGGTGGATGCTGACAACGTGACGGTGTTCACGCCGCGAATATCAAGCCCGGTTGCGCTGGCTGATAACAGCTTGATCATGCGGCTTGCGCCGATTGCTGTACCACCCACCGCAATAACGGCTAAGTTGCCGGTGGTGCCATCGCTATATGTCACATTGACCGTGGCATTGGCGGCTGTTGCTCCTGTTGCCGTGTACCACTCCAGCCACCAACTCACATCCGAATAATCGGCTGCGCCCAGTCGGGCAGCAGGCACTGCGCCACCCGCGTTGATGGTTGTCAGGTCAATGCCAACAGTTTGCGCGGTGAGCAACGTTCCGTTCAGACCACCCATGTGCGCCAAGCGGTCATGAATTTCCAAGTTGGTATTGGCGTTGCCGGTCATCAGTGTGTGCCAGCCCAGATACCCAACAACCGGGGCGGTCTGATTGGTGAAGCCGATGCTGCCAAGCAGTGCAGAGGTGCAATATGCAGCAGTCGAGGGGATGACCCCTTGCTGGGGTAGGCCGGTGGCCCGCCACAGTGATGAATATCCACCCGCCACTTGTGTGGCGATGCTGGCCTTATCCCAAAGGATTTTGTCATGCAGGTTGCCAAGTGCGCTGATCAGCGCATCACGGGTATCGATGGTCATGATCAGATCGCGTCAAACCAACCCGTGGCTGGGCTTGTCACCGTCAGCGTATTGGTAGCCGTCGTCAGTGGAATATCCGCTGGCGTAGCATCCCCCACAAAATAACCAATCAGCGGGTTAACCTGCCCCCAAACTGTGCCACTCAGGTACATGACGTAGTAGCGGTGCGCGGGGATGCCGGTACCGCTTGCCGTCCAGGCGGGAATGGTCCCAGCCAGGTAATAGCCGTTGGCCCCGGCTGTCGCTACCGCCGCAGCGCCGGTCACCGTGTTGCCGCCGGTGGTGTAGCCCTGGCCGTTAGCAATCTCATTGGCCGACACGTCCGCCCACAACGCATTGCCAGTGGTGGTGATATTTGGTGTCCACGCGCTGGTCACCAGGGCGACCTTGATCACCCCAGCCACGATGTCATTGATGCGGTAGTCGTCCTTGTTCTTGGCGAACAGCGTAAAAGTTCCAGCGGGCATTTTTATTCCTTGTTGTCGGGTTGGTCGGTGGTGTCATCGCCAGCAGCGTCGCCATCAGTGCCACCTTCTGGCGCCGGTGTATTCGCGTCATCAGGCACGGGACCGGCTTGCTCCTGGCCTTTTTCATTCACTTGCGCCGGGTTGGTGTCAAACACCAGACCCATCTCATCCGCCATGTCGAGTTCCTGTTCCCGGCGTTTGAAGGTGTCCTCAAAATCCGAGTCCGGGCTGGTCTGGGCAATCACATCGCCCAGAGTCATGAAGCCGCAGCGCACGGCAGTTTTAAAGGCCGAGACTTCTTTGGCCGGGTCAATCCAGCTCCAGCCACGCGGCTTGTAGCGCACCGCCTGGTATTTCTCAGGGTTGCTGTAGTAGTCGGGGCCCAGCTTGACCGCCCCCACCAACACCGCAGCATCGAGAAACTCACGGTGAATGTTTTGCCGCAGGTTGCGGCAGATAAAGCCCTGCACCATCCGGTACAGGTCGCGGTCATCAAGCAAGCCCATGCGGCTGCCGGAGTAGTTGCTTTGGCTGTAGTCGCGGCTCAGGCTCTCGTAGCTGACGCCAATGCCCACCGCCATCTTGCGCAGCATGTAGCGCAAGAAGGGATCCACTGCCGGGTTCGGTGTGTTGGGCGCAAAGCCCGCCACATCCTCACCGGGCAGCAGGGTTTGCCAGGTGCCGGGTTCGGTGTCGAGCACCTTGCGGCCATTGACTGTGCCGTCAGCCGCCAGCGGCTCGGGTGAGCGGATAAAACCCACAATGTTGGCACTGGCCCGCGCTTTGACAATCTCGGCATCTTCGTAGCCCGCCACGTTGTGCAGGGTTTTCAGCGCCGCATGAAACCACGGCTCGCCGCGCGTCTGCGGCCAGCGGTCAATGGTGTAGAGGTGAATGATGTCC